TGGCACCTATTCTCTTGGCCACTGACTTGCCTTTGTTCTTGGCCTTCTTGATCTGAACACCCTGCAACCTCTTTGATCCTGCTCCAGACCGTTTGGTCATGGCCAGTTTCTTGCCTGCTATGCCGGCCTTGGCCTGACGCTTCTTCCTGATCTTGGCAGACTTCTGTGGGTCTGTCTTCTGGAAACAGGTGCTGGGTTTGGCAACGATACGGCCTTTCCTGGGTCCGGATGAGCATCTGAATCCTTGCTTGGGTGCCTTGCCTTTGGTACGCCTCAGGATTTGGCTCACGCCCTCCGCAATGGCGGAATGATCCGGCTGTTCCTCTATTGTGCCTTGGAAGTTTTCTGATACTATATCTTGTGGCACTATATCTTGTGTCTGGTCGCCTTTGATGGCACTAGATATTGTGGCACTAGATCCTGTATCTTTGGATTCTTTTGACGCTAGGAACAATTCTGTGATCTTCATACTCGTATTTATAGACCTTACACCTAACTAAACTAAACCTTACTGATGCTTATACTGATGCTTATACTAATGCTTAAACTAAAGGACTGATAACATTTTGTTACGGTTGCTACATTCTGCACAAGATCAACTTGACATGGACGGATGTGTTAAATACAGTTGCAATGAAGATATTTGAGATCTACAACACAGACGAGAACATAGGACCAGCACCGGCCAGTGCCTGTAGCAGGCCAGCAAAAGATCTACCTGCTTCATGGATATCGTCATGCAAGTCACAGGGCAAAAGGAAACGTACCGGCAACCGAAGTGAGAAGATCGGTGGCAAGACAATGAAGGTCGGTGGCAAGCGGATCAAAGGCCGTAAGTACGGTGGGCCAACACCGGACTACTCAAAATAATCTTAAAATACTAGAACCTAATAGCGAGCCAATAGCGAGCCTTCTCGGTATATGTCCTGTGTGACGCAGTGTACCCCACCATCCCAGAACCATCTGTGTCTGAAAGGTGTGATCACAGGTGTTATCCTGTGTTTCTCTAGGAAGTCGAACACCTGTTTGTTGTAATTGTTGACCAGTATGGTCTCCTGATCAAGAGAAAGCATGTTTACCTCGAACACTGTCTCTTCTACATAACCTACCCAGTCTTTGAAGTAAGTCTCCACGTACTCTGAGAACTCATCACTATCCTCTTCACCTGGTACCCACCACTTGCCTCCGTTCTTCTGTTTGACTTTACGGAACGGTGACATCTGGTTCCAGTACTTGTCTTCAATATAACATATATCCCAACCTGGAAACTTGTCTTTATAATTTTGTATTTCAAACAAAGTAACTATGCAACCAGGTTTAGGCACACACCAGGTGCAGTCCCCGTGTCCCTCGTGTTCCATGACGTCAACATTGAAGCCTTCTTTAGTCCATTGTTCCTCGTATTTCTTTACCAACGCACTGTCCCTCCAGGTGGGTGTGTTGGTGCCCCAGTGCATAGAGTCTCCTAGCCTGTGTATGAAACTTGTGCTTATCAACTTCTGTTGTTCACAGTCTTCAACTATTACTTTGTTGTCTATGTTGGCCAATATTGATTTGTATTCAGGTCTGTTGTTGTTGACATACAAGGTCTCTCCTATCACTGCCATGTCGTCCCTGGGTTGGTTGGCGGGTCTTTTACTCATGTCTGATTCTATAATGTCTGGACGCAGTGTTTCAACGCCAGCCTTGTTGAGCACATCACAGAGGTTCTGGTAATCTTCTTCGGTTTCGTCTAGTATCCTGAACAGGACATCCTTGACCTTTTGATTCTTTATGTCCTTGAACTGTTCCTTGTTGTAAGTCCTGCCAACAATACAAGTTTTCAATGGATCAAAAGTTGCGTATCCTTTAACGTTCATTTGATTTCTAGCTCACTCACATCTGGATAAGGCTTGTAGGTGTGTTCGTAATTGCCAGTGGCTATGTATTTCTCCAATAATAAGGTTGCACTTTCACACTCTTCGTATCTCATCATGTAATGGAAGCCTTGTTTGAAAACCTTCTGCTCTATCCAGTTAGGGTGTGATAGGTCACGTCCATCATAACTCATCATCTTTAGTTGCTTATAGTGTTCCTCATTGTCTAAAAGGATTGCACCACCCCTTACGTTGTCTAAAGGTTTACTGTGTCCAAAACTAAGGCATTGATATTGACCTGACCTGTACATATCAGGCTTGAGGCATCTTGCACTGTCCCAGACTGGTGTGCCGAGAAATTGATATTCATCTTTCCAGGGGGTTGATGACAGTTCATAATCCACACCAAGCAGTGCCATTGTCATTGGGATACTGATGTAGGTATAGGTTGAAAAACGGCAAGTCTTGATCTCCAACAACCTGAAACAAAGTTCTATGGCGTGTGTGCAACAGTCAGTTGAAACCACATAAGGTGCTCCTGTGAAAAGAGAAAGGTTGTTCTCGAATTGTTCGACTGGTCCTATCATATATGATAATTATCTACATATATTATGAAGTACTCTTACTCTGATTGGAATCATAAACAAGGAACCGTCCCTGTCAATTGGCAACCCGAAAACTATGAATCAATGCCATGGTATGAACATCCAGACAAGGAACAAGGTTTTACAACCCCAAAAGAGAATTACCGCATCTACAAAGATCGTGTAGGATGTTTAATACCAGAGTTTGAACAAGTCGGCAAAGGAGTTTTCCTACCACCGGAAGTGGATAAGATTTTTGGTTACGTGCTTTCCTATTTCGATATCAAGGATCCGGTGTACGCATTCGCCAAATACAAACCCGGTTTGATCCTGCCTTGGCACAAGGACAACTATCCCACTTACGCCAGGAACAAAAAGGCCAAAGTAGAGGACATAGTAAGGATCATGATCTTTCTGCATGACCCTGCACCCGGACATCAATTATGGATAGAGGATAAATTCTGTTCTGGCAATGCTGGCAGTTGGTTCTCTTGGCAGGGATCTACAAAACATATGGCCGCGAACTTAGGCGAAACAGATAGATATGTTATTCAAATTACTGGACAAGTGCATCATACATCTTAGCACACCATTGCTTGTTTTGTTCAGTTGTCATATGATTGCTTAAATTAATATCAAACTTGAAACCCTCTTTAGGTGTCTTACCTCCCCAGGCAAACTCTAACATGCTTTCGTCAACAAACTTTCCTGTTGTAAGTTTGATTTCCGATTGACGTCCTGTAAGTTCAAAAGGTTTCATACTCCAGGTCTGCAAAATCTGTTTGTCATTGTCGCTGAGGACGTGTCTATCAAACCATTGCAAGGCATATGAGTAAGACAGTTCTTCTTTAATGTAGTCCTGTAGGTACACATAATACATATCTGCGGCCTTGTACACCCTATCATCTTCGCCTGGGATTGGCACAGCACCTTTGGCTATTGGAAGTCTGGGATGATATAACCTGTAGGGTTCAGTCCAACAGAACACAGAAATGTCAGGTATGCGATTGGATCTTTTAATATTTTCATACGCTAGAAAAGTAGACCAAACACTTGCTCCACCTTTGCCCCAATGTACTATTTCAGCATCAAGTTTTTCAGCAAGAAGCACACACCAACTGTCTTTATCTCTACTTTCACAAAAACTATCTCCAAAATAACCGATGCTAGTCATATGAATTCCATTCAATTGCACGTTTCCATTCCTGTGTCTCGAAGTGTTTCTTGTTGTGTTCAAGCACATCAGCCAACTGGTCATAGACTTCGACAGGATCTTTTTCATTCAATTTAAACATTGAATCTAAAACTGAACTCCATCTCTCTTCTTTATCTTCGATAAGATCATAACTTTCATCTATCACGGAATCAAATGTTTTGAATCCCAATGAACGAAATGCTTCTAGGTGCCGCATTGATCCAAAGATCACAAATGGTCTTTTAGCAATTATAGGCTTGGCCTCTTTCTCACTGAACATAGCAAAGTCATTATGAATGGTGGTCTCTACCATTGCTGAGTACTGCGTCTGATTATATATTTCTGGATCTATCAGATCACTATACCTTATTTGTGTCTTGTTCCTATCACCTATTGTCTCGGCAGTGTGTACAACGGGTCTCATAACAGACCAGTGTCCTCTTGCTGTATCACGACCGTAGTATGTCAGGAAAGTCTTCTGCTTGACTGGGTGTCCTCCTATCATCTTGTATAAAAGATCTTTGTTATCACTTTTTTCCCCTAGAAGTAGTTCCCACAACTTTGTATTGGTCTTCTCATGGCAAGGCTTCAACATTGACAGGAGTGTTCTACATCTTTCATTCTCTTTGTACAACCGAGGGCCGGTCATGAACATATCATTTGTGTATTCAAATGCTGTTTCACACTTCTTTAATGGCACTAGATTGGACTGAAAAGTTATCGGTTTCCCTTTGAATTCGTTCATGAAATCCACAACGGTCTTCCAATCTCCCTTGTCCTGATACATTATTCCAGGTTGAGATAATTTCACATTGACTGTATCATTGGTTTCCAAAGTATCAAGTATCTTTTGCCTGATAATAATCACCTCGTCTGTGCTACCAGCATCTGAGTAGATTGTTTTCATAACATTATTTAATTACAATATGTACAACTATTAAATAAGTTCATGTTCTCAAACAACCAAATAATGTACGGTGAAAAGATTGGCTTCATAGGCCTTGGTAAACTAGGAATGCCTTGTGCAGAAGCAATACGTAAAAAAGGATTCCATGTAGCAGGATATGACATAGAACACAAATCAAGTGACCTTGTTGAGATCAGAGACTCCATAGAAGATGTGTGTCGAGACAGAGACATTGTGTTTGTGGCAACACCCACACCACACGAAGAAGGCTATGACGGCAGAGAACCCACCAGCCACAAAGATCCAAAAGACTTCAACTATGAGTCTGTGATAAAAGTATTAACGAAATGCAACAAGCACATGGGCAAGACACAAACACTTGTATTGATATCCACCGTGTTGCCCGGCACCATTCGTAAACAGTTCGAACCAATCATGACCAACACAAAACTCTTATACAATCCATATCTTATTGCCATGGGCACGGTAGCAGACGATATGCTTAATCCTGAGATGATTATGATAGGCACAAAGAAAGGTGTGTATGAAACTGCCTACAAGGCACAACACCTAGAAGCATTTTACAACCAAGTGTGTACTAACTTTCCTAGGATAGAGTTTGGCACATGGGAAGAGGTAGAAGCAATGAAAATATTCTACAACACATTCATCAGCAACAAGATTGCATTGGTCAACATGATACAAGATGTTGCACATAAACTGGGCAATATGGATGTAGACAAAGTTACACAGGCACTGGCCAAAAGCACACAGAGGATAGTGAGTCCAGCATACATGAAAGCAGGCATGGGCGATGGTGGTGCTTGTCATCCCAGAGACAATATCGCATTACGTTGGTTGGCAAAAGAATTAGATCTAGGGTATGATTTATTTGAGGGGATAATGACTGCACGTGAACAACAAGCAGAAACAATGGCCAAAGCAATACTAACACATGGCAACAACATATGGTTCTCTTCAGACTCATACAAACCAAGAACAACACTAGTGGACGGAAGTTATAGTCTATTGGTACAATATTATGTTAAGAAGCATGGCGGACAACTAGCCAATGGTATAGATACTCCTGTAGAAGTAATTGTCAGAGTACACGAATCTGACGAATTCACAGCAGATGCTGAAACCATCATATTTGACCCCTGGAGATCATATCCCAAAGCAGATAACGTAGTCTACTATGGTAAATACACACAACACAAGGAGCATTACAAATGGCCGCAGAATGGAAACACAAAAGATACTTTAGAGTGAGAGGACGAGAACTTCTTACTTTCTCATCTACGGCAGATGCTAATACAAAGATAGGATTCACATCTGCGTACAGCACATCATCGCCAACCAAGACGGAAGCGTTGGAAGACAGTAATAAAACATTGGTAGTCACATACGAGTTCAACTCACTGTCAGAACAGACGGCATTCAATGATGCTACTAACACGGGAGACAGCACGTCACCTTTCTCACCAGCAGATTCAGACGACATCGTGGAACACTTCAAGACTGTGTGGTTACACGCAGACGGATCAGTATCAAAATCAGACGATCTATAGTATAGTCACAAAAAAAGGGCGATACATTTCTGCACCGCCCCTTAGAATTAATTAATTACGCAGAGTAATTAATAACTTTTCTGCCTGATTTCTTTAATAAAGAAATGATGTTTGACTTCATAGTCAAAGCAGATGCCTTAGGTGCTGTACCTAATACTTCTACTGTAAAGTCCAAACCTTTTGATAACAACTTGTTAGTCGCTGTTTTTCTTGCAGTGTTTTTTACTGCTAGGTTTTTGAACTTGATTTTACCACCGTGTACTTCACCATTCACTTTGTAAGTTGAAGCCGGTTCCGCAAATACACCAATCTGCTTCGCTCTTGATTTGAAGTTTCTTGTGTATACAACGTATTGTGTTGAGTTTGCCATGGTTTTTGTTTCCTTCTTAGTAGATGGAAAAAGTGTATTAAACATACCTGTTAGCATATTGTTTCCTTTTCCTTATTGTTGTTATATGGTTACGTAACTCTGGAGTTTCAATCTCTGTTATCCTACGTTCCATATTACAATTATATACTAGAAAGTGTATTGTGTCAACCGTTGCTGAAAGATCAACTTTTATGCGACTAATTGTCCTTGTAGTCAGGCACGGCGAATAGGTCTATGCCCTCGTCCAGCAGTTTATTGGTCTCTTCTTTAGTGGGTTTACCATAGAACTTCTGATCACGTTTGCCTTTGTGTGCTTTCCTGGCCTCCTTGGCGAAGTTCTTACCAACATCCTGGTAATCTTTCTTGATCTTCTTGTTGAGTTTACGCAGTATCTGTTCTGCACTTTCTCCCATTACAAAGTAGTCGTCTGGTACAGGTTTCTTCTTAGAAGTCTTTACGTTGGGTGCCATAATAGCCTTGTCCACCGCCGTGCTGTCACACATCGGGCAGTTGATCATTCCTTTGTTCTTTTGTTGTGTGTATTCTTTACTGTTTGGGAACCAACCCTCGAACTCGGCGTTGCATCGGCATCTGAGTTTGTACTTGATCATAATATTATTTACATTATACACTTGACTTTTAAATGTGTCTACTATATTATAATATTATGGCATTACACAACACATCAGGATACACAAAAGGCAAACCCAAGAAGACTTCCCAAGGCAAGAACAAGAGCAGGATCAAGATGAGCTCTATGAACAAGGCCAAGAAGAGAAGTTACAAGGCGTATGCAGGACAAGGCAAGTAAGGACGAAGTCAGATTACTATCAACAGATCGTGAAAGAATTATCTGACAAACTGAAACTGTACGAAAACAAGTACGGCACGGTGTTCAAGAAAAAGTGAGACAGCAATACATCCATCCACAGCGACCAGTAGTCATTGATCGAAACAAAACTGGAACCATAGGTTACTTCGGAGACAGTTTCTGTGCTGACAGCATCAACCAAGGCAGTTATTGTAACCTTTTGGCCAATAGGTTGGGAGTTGGAACCGTAACCCACTGGGGAGTTGGTGGTACGAGCATCTGGTATATGTTTGATCGCTTCATGGAACTTCACGATAAAAATCAACTGCCAAGCAACATTGTGATAGTGTACACAGATCCTGACAGGCTGTATCATCCAGACGTGCTGTTGCCTGCGTGGGCATTGGATGAGAAAAGTGAAAACGATCTAGAGAGGGCCTGTGACCTATACATGAAACACCTTGACTTCCCCAAGATCAATCATTTCAAATACAAGGCCAGCATAGAATGGTTCGATCAGAACATCATTTCAAAACTTGTTGATAGACACAACGTGGTACAACTGTTTTCATTCCAAACTTATGGGGTTGAGATAAAGAACACGCCTGTGCTTGACTACACCCTTATGCCATTGTACGGAGAAAACATGGCCAACAACGTTGCCAGCGAAGATCTTTTCAATCATCTAACCAAAGAACAAAACGAAAAGGTAGCACACGATCTTGAAATGTTGATCACCAAAGGTTCCTGAGTCCAAAGATCACGGCGTCCTTTTTACGACGGAATTTGACGTGTTCGTAATCCACAATAAAAACATTCAATCGTCCACCGTGTTCCTTCAATATACGTTCAGAGTCCAATGGCCTGATCGTTATCCTGTCATCCTCGGGCAGTTTGGCTGTATACCCCCAGAACATGGGCCACCAGTGTAAAGGATTGAGTGAATCAAATCTTTCTTTCATGATGATCAGGAATATCACAGGCACTATGGTGAATGGCTCAGCGTACCATGGGATGGTGTCCATGGTCACTGCGTCGATGAAGTGTACTATTCCAGTCCATACGCATAATATGGTCAACAGTATGCCTATGATGGGCCAGAAGTCATCTTCTACGTCGATGTCGTGATCGTGGTGTGAGTACATCCGGATCTTTTGTTGTTGACTCAGTCTCATATAAAGTATATAGTATTGCATATAAGTAGAAACACATAATTTGTTGTAACGCTCCCATGGAAGTTCACAACATAAACCCCTGAAATCGATATATGGAACTTGCTATATTAATGGCGGGTATTGTTTACGGCTTGATCATTGGCCTAATACCAGCCGCGGGAGCAACAACAGGCCTTATCACACTATTTGGAATCATGCCTTACTTCGTGGGAGATCCCTACCTGGGCGTGATATTCTGTGTGGCAGTTGTCGCTTCATCAACAACCGGTGATTCATTTGCAGGTGTGCTGTTGGGCATACCGGGAGCCAATTCTGCGGCGGCCACAATGGTGGATGGTTTTCCAATGGCCAAGAACGGAGAGGCCACTAGGGCGTTAAGTGCCGCAATCACATCATCTACTTGCAATGGATTATTCTGGGGATCACTTACATTTTTATTTTTGCCTTGGTACACCAAAGTTGTGATGTACATGGGCATACCTGAGCTATGGGCACTGGTGCTGTTAGCATTTGTCACTGTTGGATTTGTGTCTACAAGGAAATATGTCAGAAGTGTCCTTGCAATCGTGCTAGGGGTAACAATTGGACTGGTTGGCGTTGACGTTAACAATGTGCCAAGATTCACAATGGGTTGGCGTTACCTCGAAGACGGAGTACAGATATTGCCTTACATGGCAGGGCTTTTCGCAATACCAGAACTATGGCACGGGTGGTTCAACAGGAAGAAGACCACAACCATAAGAGCAGAACACGGCAGTTGGCATGACCTAAAGCAAGGAGTCAAGGACACTATCAGATGTTGGAAGGACAGTGCGAGGGGAGGCTTCATAGGTTCTTTTATAGGACTACTGCCTGGACTTGGTGGAGCAATGGCAGACTGGTTGGCATACGGTGCCACGGTGGCCGCTAATCCCAAAGAAAAGTTTGGCGTGGGTAACGTAAAAGGTGTTGTGGGTGCAGAAGGTGCCAACAACGCTCAGAAGGCCTCATCATTTATTCCCACTGTGCTGTTTGGTATCCCTGGTGCGAGTTTCGCCGCGATACTGATGGGACTATGGCTGTACTTAGGTATAGACCTTGGATCCCCAGACACATTCTACGACGACAAATTATTTGACAGTATGACATTTGCATTCCTGCTTGGAACAATTATCACTGCTGTCTTATGTTATGGACTGGCATACTTCGCAGGTTGGGTGACACGTATTCCTTACGTCTACTATTTCCCTTTCATACTTGGATTCATTGTATGGGCAAGCCTACAGTACACAGGTGGATGGGAAGATATCGCGGTACTAACAGCATTCTCAATATTTGGAGTGCTTTGTAAAAAATTCCAAGTCAGCAGGCCAGCACTGTTGATTGGGTACATATTGAGTGACAGGATATACAATCTCACTTATCAACTAACATCCTTACATACAGTAGACGATCTAATCACGAGACCTATCTTCATAGGTATAATGATTTGTGTCTTTGCTTTATTGTATTGGGGAATAACAAAGAGGAGTCGATTAGACTATGCTTAAGAAAACAATAATGGCGTTGGTGTTAATGACAACAACAGCCATGGCGGATTACAATTTGATCGTGCCACAAAAACCCTCTGGTGGAACTTCTGTGTGGGCACAGATAGTTGTAGCCGAATGGGAGAAACACCTAGGTGAGAAGATCAATCTTATCTACAAGCCGGGTGCGAGAGACCAACTTGGACCAAACGAGTTCCAAAACGAACTGAGGTTCGACGACAAGACTATACTTGTATCACACGGTGGTAACGGTATATCATATCTCACTGAACCGGTTGATTACAACTACTTTGATTGGGAGTCTGTTGGACACATGAACCTAAACATCATTGTGGGTGCTAGGAACAAAGCGGATACGACAAATGGACCGATACAGTTTCCATCAGGATCTGGTATGACTCCAGAGATCATGGCTATCGTTATGTTACTTGCAGGACCAAACAATGATCCTGTTAAAACATTCGAAGACAAGATAGTATGGGTGAAAGGAATGAGAGGCTCTGAGAGGAGACTTGCGTTCATCAGAGGTGACTTGAATGCAACCAGGGAGAACCCTGCCGCATACAAGAAACACGTGATGCCGGTGATCAAGAAAGGCGACGCCTACACTTGGTTCCATCATGGACTACTAAACGTCAAGACGGGCGGACACGATAAAGATCCAAACTTCACCGAGCCAACTTTCGAAGAACTGTTTGAAAAGATGCACGGAGTAGCACCAAGTGGTGACTTCTACGATGCATACAAACTTGTGAAGAGTTGGAGAGATGCTTTACAGAAAGCGTTTTGGGTGAACAAGGGCAATCCCAACAAGGCTAAACTTGTTGCCGCTCTTGACAAGATGATCAAGGATCCAGAGTCAGTTGCCGCCATCGAGAAGAAGGTTGGCAAGTACGAATGGAGAACTGGTGAGGAAGGTGACGCCGCAGTGAGAACACTGAAGTCATTCATCACACCAGGTGCATTGAAGACACTATCTGATTTTGGAAAGAATCAGTTGGGTTACAATGCCATCTACAAGGAAGAGTTGACCAAGTAATGTACATATTGTTTACAGGGGCACCAGGATCAAAGTGGAGTAGTGTGGTCAAGAATATCTACTGGAGTGATGACATAGATCACACAGACTATTCTGAGGCGAGGACATACTGGCACGATGCTGACACCCCTGGCAACAAACATCTAATGCACATCGGTGCTTACTGGGATCCGGGAATGGAGTTCGTAAACAGAGACTGGGACGGACCTTTCTCGGGCACAGGTAAAAGAATTATCAAGTCACACACATTCGCACACAGATTGAACGAACTCAAAGACATGGGCCATCCGATCGTGATGGTGTACAGGAATGATTTCGAATGCCTGGAATGGTGGAAACTGTGTGGCGAGTTCACGATAACATATCCCAACTATCAGTGGTATGAGAACCTAGATCGTATGTGGGATCACATACAGGCAGAGAACAGAGACACGATGCAGTTCATACACGACAACAGGAAAAGAATCTCTAGGGTAAAGGACAACGTAGAACTCTGCAATCATTTAGAAATTAGTTTCCCTACAAAAGAAAGTAAGATACATACCTACGCAGAAAAAGGAATACAAGTTTATGTCTACAAGTAATTGGGAAGAGGCAAAAGCAAGAAGCAAATATCATTTCAACAAGTGGCACAAGGACACTGACTGTGTAGAGCACCTGGGCAAGTTCACAGGTGGATGGCAGACGGAACTACAGACTGTGATCAATGATGCCAAGCCATTGAACTGGGCCAATCGTAGGCAAGGCACAGGCAGGGAAAATGTAAATGTGGATGTTGAAGCAGAAGAGAATGATCTAAAGACAGCAGGTGCCGATCCCAAGATGACAATCTACAGGGGACTCGCAGATTTCACAAAATGTCCAACGCTACAAAGGATGACAGATTTCTTTGCCCTGTCTAGTGTGAGAGCAAAATTACACATCCAGTTCACAGGCGAGGTGTTGAACATGCACATAGACAAACTTTACGATCTTGACGCAGACCCAGAGAAGGTCATAAGAATTATGGTAATGCTACAGGACTGGGAACCAGGACAGTTCATTATGTATGGTAATGAACAGTTTGACAGATGGAGAGCAGGAGACATACACAAATTCGATTGGCCAAACATACCACACGCCACAGCGAACGCCAGCAACAGACCCAGACCCATGTTGGTAATCACAGGGGTCATGACAGACCAGACCAGAGATATACTGTCAACACCTATCAAGAAAAAGATATAGACCTTAAGTTTACAATAATATAATATAGTGGTATGAACAAAAAAATATTTGCCCAATTATTGGCACACAGCCAGAACGATCTAACAAAGATCACACAACCTTACATTCAGGAAACATTTGGTGTACAAGTAAAGAGATGTGACACCATAGAACAGTACGTAGAGGCCATTGACGATGCCTGCCTGAACAAGTACTTCTCGAAATATTGGCAAAACGACATGAAGAAATGGAAATACTCGGGTGTACAACTGATTGACGAAGTCAACAGTCTCAAACCCAGGGCGGTGCTAGACGTTGGATGTGGGTACAACGAATTCAAAGGACGCATAGATAATCTGCTAGGTATTGATCCATACAACGACAAGGCAGATCTACAGATCAGCACACTAGAATATAAGACTGCCGAAAAGTATGATGTGATACTTTGTTTGGGATCTGTGAACTTTGGTGACAGGGACAAGATCATTGCTGAGGTGGGAAGGTGTGTTAACCTATTAGCAGATAATGGGACGATGTTCTTCAGAGTCAACCCTGGTGTGCAACACGACAAGCCTGAAGCAGACTGGATAGAGTTCTTCGGATGGAACGTGCCTTTCATCATAGAACTCGCAGAGATTTACAATCTGAAAATACTAGACATACGTGATGATACTAACCAACGTAAGTATTTCGTTTATAGAAAAACAAGATAATGAGTGCTGTAGTCGAAGACTATTCTAAACAACTAGACATTGAAGTACAACCAGACATAAACAGGTCTGCCTTGATCGTCGTTGACATGCAATACGCAACAGGTCATCATGAAGGCCCACTGGCCAGCAAAATGCAGGCAGAAGGGAATACAGTTACCGATTGGAGATTCCAAAGGATCAAAGAAGTCGTGATTCCTAATATCAAGTCATTATTGAGTTTAATGCGTCACATGGGAGGCAAGGTCATATACCTCACAGCCGGATCAAGCACAGAGGACTGCGGAGATATTCCAAGCCATATGCGTGAATTTTACAAAGAGGTTGGAAACTATTTAGGACAACCGGCACACAAGATCATAGACGAACTCAAACCAATTGACGGAGAACACATTCTCAGGAAGACATCAATGGGAGCATTCGCTTCAACAGACATAGAACAACTGCTCAAAGATATAGATGTGGAGCATCTTTACTTCACAGGGGTTTCAACGAATGTCTGTGTCGAGTCAACAGCACGTGAAGCCGCAGACAGAGGATACTCGGTCACAATAATCGATGATGCCTGTTCAACCACTCACAAAGATCTACACGACGCCTGTCTGAGCACTTTCAGTAAATACTTTGGCAAAGTAAGGTCAACTGTTGACGTGACCAGAACATTCGAGGCAGACAAACAATGAAGAGATTGCTCATAAACGGTTGTAGTTTTGGCAAGAGTTGGACACCCAGTACTGAATTCATTGAATCTCTGGGGTGTGATGACTGTGTGAATATTTCAAAAGTTGGAACCAGTTTCCATAGGACTTGTAGGTCCACAGTGGAATGGATAGCACAGAACGGTGATCCACATTTCGTAGTGATCCCTATCACGTTTTGGAGCAGATGGGAGTGGACGGTCAGTGCGATTGACGACCAGATAGACGGGTTATGGTTTCCCATACAGAGGGCAGAATACCTAGAGTCCGACCCCAAAGAAGAAACTGTTAGGAAAGTTGATCCAGACGTTGACAAGGACAAACTGAAAAAACTGATAGAGTACTTCAATGGCATATCTCCGACCATCAGAGGCTTCTGGGACAAGTTGTTCACCGAAGCGGTACTGCTCAGTGGTTTCCTAGACGCTCACAAGGTAGACTATCTCATGTTTGATATGTGTAATGAGTTCGACGGAATACATCTGAGCGACTACAAAGGATTTGAAAAGTTGAAGTTGTTAGAGGAAAACAAAAAAGTCATTGATTTATTCAATTTCTGTGGCAACAGGTATATGTGGAACTCCCTTGAAAACAAAGAAAAAATTGATTACAACATACACCACGCACCAGCACAGTACAGAATACTAGAAAAATACCTGTTACGTTACAAAGAAAGCATCAGATCGTAGACTTATGCTAGAATTGTGCTATAATAAAGTGTAAATACCTACAATGCAAAAACACACTAGAAGTCTATTAGAAGAATTGAGCTCAATGCCCCTTAAGAGGGACAAGGAAGAAGTGGTTGAGAGCAGGGCATCTCATATCCTAGAGAGTGCTATCAGACTGATGACATACATCAGGGAGAACTTCGACCAAGACACAGCATTCAAACTAGAGAAGAAATTCAACTCAGCACTCAAGAACATGGACGCATCCAAGTTCAGCAAAGGCGTCGCCCGTATCAAAGAGAACAGAGACATCAAACAGAACGTGCTTAAGATCAAAGACGGCGAATATCGAGAGGACTAACAATGTTGATAGAAGATGTCCTTACTGAATTCAAGAGGACACACCTTGAACACATAGAGGACATAGTGATCACTGACGGCTATGAGGGTGGTAAAGCAGTTATAGAATATTTCAGAGGATTACTATTAACACTCAAAGGCACAAGTTCCGAAGCAATGAGTGTGTCTGTAAAATGGGACGGTGCACCTGCTGTCGTTTGTGGGACCAATCCAGACAACGGACGTTTCTTCGTAGGTACTAAATCTGTGTTCGCCAAGAACGCCAAAGTGAACTACACAAAGCGAGACATAGCAAACAATCACGGCACCGACGACCTAGGACAAAAATTATTAAAATGTCTTGTACATCTAAAAAAACTTAACATACAGGGTGTGGTGCAGGGAGATTTGTTGTTCACAGACGAGGACATCACACGTAAGAACGTGGACGGCAAGCCAAACCTGACATTTACGCCCAACACAATCACATATGCTGTGCCAGAAGCAAGTGATTTAGGAAAACAGATAGACAGAGCAAAGGTTGGAATAATATTCCACACTACATATGTGGGAGACACTTTGGCAGACATGAACGCACAAGGAGGGGCAGATGTAAGTTCATTTGCTAAGAGCAATGATGTGTTCTTTGATAATGCCACATACAAGGACGTTTCAGGCAGTGCCAAGTTCACTGACGAAGAAACGAAACAGTTCTTTAATGGCGTCGAGAAACTTGAGAACCTGTTGAATGGTGTTCCAAGAAATCTATCAAGTGTGCTGGGACAGAACCAGGACTTCATACCCATGTTCCAGATGTACATCAATGCCATGGTCAGGGAAGGCAAACTTCCAAACGATGCCAACAAGTTCTTGCTAGGATTCAAGAAATACTACAACGATAAGATGGCACAGCAGATGTCAGGATTAAAAGCACAGAAGGCCTTACAACTGAGACAGGACAAGATGAAACAGATGCCCGTGTTCATTAACAGGGCCAAGAAACCATTACAGGCAATGTTGACTTTCTACAGGGCGGTGCAGACAATGAAGGCATTCGTGCTTAAGAAAATGAATCAAGCACAGGCAATAGGATCATTCCAACAGACGGACAGTGGTCTCGAAGTCACAGAACCAGAAGGCTTCGTTGCTGTTGACAAGTCAGGCAATGCTGTTAAGTTGGTTGATAGGCTAGGATTCTCTAGAAGAAATTTAACGGCTATCAGCAAATTCAAGAAATAGTTCTAGAGTTTTATTGATCTGAACACTCAACTTTTCCTTGTTGAAAAAAGTATCATAGTTGTGCTTCCTAAGAGATTGTGTCTGTAAGTAGATGTCTTGCCATTTCTTGTTGCCCCTCTCAACTACACTTCCGTTGTCACACTTAGATTTCAATTGCTCACAAACCGACACTAGTTTGTCGATACGTTTTTCTTTGTCTTTCTCTAGATCATATGACTCGTCGAAGTAAGCACCGAAAGTCTTGAATCCCATCTCCCTGAGTCTTTGTAGGTATAGGTAGTTCCCGTGGACTACGAAAACGTGTTGGGCAATTATAGGTTTCCATATTTTTTCAGTCATGAATACCTCATAATCGTTGTCGTTTGTTTCTGATACTATCGAGCAAACGGTGTCAATGTAAGGCAGTTCATAGATGTCCTGGTCCTTGCCAAATCTTGGATAATCCTTAGGATCTATTCCAGGCAGTTCATACTTCTTGTCAAGTCTTCTTGGACCAGTGTCGGTCTTGAATCTGTGGTCACGGTGAGATCTACCTTTGCCAATAAATGTGTGAATGCTGTTTTCTAACAGTCCTGCTCCTGATAGTCGATTATACAGTTCGACTCTGTGTGGTCTTGGAGCCTTGTTTAGGTATAGGAAGTCGTGTTTCTTATGCCAGTAACTGCCGTTGTGGTCGTGGGTGAAATTGAACCTGCTGGTCTTATGCTTGTTGAACATATAGTACCAGAACCAACTGACATCTCCTGTCCATTTGATGTGCTCAAACTTTATTCTGGGATAGAGTTTTACAGCAAGTACATTCTCGACCGACTCCCACGGTGTGGCACAGATAAAGACAAAACCTTGACTCCGGAGTAGATCACATCTTTTATGAAACTCATCCACCCATTGTTGATTTTCACTGTACCTGCTGTTCTCAAGTCTCACGTCAATGACGGCAAATCTTCGATCATAACTGTCCAAGTCGTAGTTGTGTAAATCGTAATATTCACCAGTCATTTCAAAATTTTGATTTTTCATGCTGTGCATTGAGATGAAATTCTCGAGATCCTGGTGGTATCCAGTTTTCATCACATCGGTTAGAATAAAGTTTCGTTGCATATGCTCTATAAATATGTGTATGTTAACACCATTTTTAAAGTATGTATCTGAGGGCAAGGTCATAAGGCGACATAGTGACTTGCAGAGATACACTTTCCCAGAGGTCACGGAGAGGATATACCTAAGTTTCCTAGCACTGGCCTTGATGAGTCAGAACAAAGATACACAGGCTTTTGCAAAGTCATACGCTGATCACACAATGGCCAAGGGCACGTTCGATCAGGTGAGGATGATCAACAACGATCTCTCCAACATGCTGGCCATCGTGTCAGGTGATCCTGAGATCACCAAGAAGCTCAAGAACAAGGATCAAGCACAGGCCATGAGACAGAGACAGCCGGTGCCAGTGATGGCACTACGCAGATACATGAGGACGTGGGAAGATCATTACCGTAATCTCACACACCTGGAACGATCCCTCAACATACAGGATGCCAACCTCAAGAACATAAGACGTGCGGTGGCCAACTACAAGAGTTTGGATGCCAGGATGAAGATGCAGACCTTACACAGACTGCAACAGCAACTACAGGCCAAACTGCCCAACACGGACATACTGAAAAAATTCAAGGAACTATAATGGAAGAACCAAGAAAAATATGCCATAGGTGCAACTGCGATCCACACTGCGATGAGCCCTGCTCTAACTGTGAGAAGTGTGATCACTGTGACTGTGACAGATGCCTAGAGAGAGCATTTTGAAAATGATCAAGTACATCTGTGAGAAGTGTGGGTGTGAACAGCACTGCAGGAGTTCATGTACAGAATGCAGGGACTGTCCAGACTGTGCGTGTAAAGAATGTGAGCATGGTTCCAGAGAATGAATCCAAGGCGGGTGCAGAATGCAAACGTGTGTATGACTGGGCCAGACCACAAATAAAAAATTTCAGACATGCCATAGACGTTGGGGCCAGGGAAGGCCTCTTCGCACGTAACCTGGGCACTGACTTCCAACACACCTTCTGTTTCGACTTCAGAGACAAGCGTAGTGAATTCAAGAGGACGGTGGACAGCATGGATCAATACACCTACCACGTGGTCGGACTTGGTGAATCACAGAGGATGGCGCACACCACCAACACACGTGTGGGCAAGATCAAAGAGGGTGGCACGGTTGAAGTGCCCATAAGGACGTTGGACAGTTTTGACATCATGGACGTTGATTTTATCAAGTACGACATTGAAGGATTCGAGACCAAGGCCATAGCAGGATCCGAACAGACCATAAGGAGATCATGGCCCACCATAGTGGTGGAACAGAACAAGGGAGACATGGACGCGGTGTCGCTATTGGAGTCATGGGGTTACAGATGTGTGGGAGGTTTCATGCCCAGGAACGAAGACTTCCTGTGCGTGAGGGACTAGATGACAAACGACTACTGGGTACTCTACGGACAGCACACCAAACCCACTTACCTAGAAGACGCAGGCAACGGACAACAGGCACAGAGAGATGCCGCTCTGCAATACATCAAGCAGTGGCGTGTGTGCCTGGACATAGGTAGCAACATAGGACAGTGGACAAGACCCTTGGCCAAACGTTTCAAGAGTATGGTGTGCTTCGAACCCAACCCCAACTTCAGGGAATGTTTCGAGAAGAACATACAAGAGAAAAATGTATTGCTATGGCCTTACGGATTATCAGACAAAGAACACAAGGCCAAGCAAGACTTCAACTCAACTGTGTTACAACAAGAAGATGGTGACGTAGACTGCAGGACACTGGACAGTTTTGGGTTGACCAATGTTGACTTCGTGAAGATCGATGTTGACGGCTTTGAAGTTCCTTTGCTGAATGGTGCGAGGGAAACATTGAGCAAGAACGATCCCGTGATCAACATTGAAATGAAGAGGGACAAGAGGACGGATGTTGTTAAGAAATGTGAGTCTATACTGAAGGATCTAGGCTACAAGTTCCAAAAACGCACTAAAAGTGACGAAGTGTGGCTGAAATCTTAATATTACAGCATAATTTACCAAAATAACTTATAAATACTTGCAACTTGATACCTGAGCGGTATCATAGTCATTATAATCAGAAAAAAGGAGGATTTAAAATGGCAACAGAAAACAACACTACATTCGTAGCGGCAAATGGATCACAATTAGGTAAAGAACTTGAGTTCTTAACA